CTATATATATAATGAAGGACGTGTTTATAAAATGTTGTATTGCTATTAAGGCTTAAAGTACTATTCATATTAAATACTAATCAATTATATCTTTTAAATAAATTTGAATTTAACATATTAATTATTTTTTATTAAAAAAATTAATATGGAAGTATATGATATCATCCACGGATCAATACAAATATGCCCATTGGCAAAAAAAATAATAGATACTTTTGAATTTCAAAGACTTAGAAATATAAAACAACTTGGTTGCTGTAATTATGTCTTTCCATCATCAACCCACACAAGATTCGAACATTCCATAGGCGTTTATCATTTAGCCAGAAAATATATAGATATTCTAAATAAAAATGGTGAATACTTCACTGAAAGAGATAAAGATTGTATATCCATTGCCGGTCTAATCCATGATATTGGTCATGGTCCCTATAGTCATCTATTTGATGAACTCTTTCCAGAAGAACAAAACCATGAATATCGTTCAGGCGAACTCTTAAAAATAATAAATAAAAAATATAATCTCAATTTTACCGATGATGAAATAAAACTAATTATTGACTATATTTATCCCAAAAATATCGAAATTAATGAAAGTATTAAATATAAATATCAAATCATTTCAAATAATAATGGTATTGATGTTGATCGATTTGATTACCTTACAAGAGATATCCATATGACAGGTTTAAATTTTGGAATTGAATATAAAAGAATTATGGAAAACTCTAAAATAATTAATGGACAAATCCTATATTCAGAAAAAGTAAAAGGCAATATTGAAGAATTTTTCCATGTTCGTTTCAATATGTATAAAGATGTATATAATCATAGAACAGTAAGGGGCATTGAATTCATGATTAAAGACTATCTACAAATATATAAAGTTAATGAATTCATTAGTGATAGCTCCATAAATGTAGAGGATTGTTTTAATACATTCTTAAAAATGGATGATAATATCATTTATAAATCAAGACTACTTATTGAGACTTTTGATGACCAACGTGATCAAAAAGCAAACATGATAATAAATAGAATCAATACAAGAAATATTTACAAATCAATTGGAGAAATTATTGTACCAAATACTTTTGAAATTCAAAAACAAGAAACTGATAAAATTATCATTGATGTTGTTAATATTAATTACCATAGTAAAGAAAAATGTAATTACTATTCTGAAAGAACAATTATAGATAAATGGAATAATAATAAATCAAATATTAGAATTATTACTGTTTATTATAAAAATAAAGAAGATAAACAAATCGCAAAAGATAAATTATCAGAAATATGTGAAAGAGTATCTGAAGAAAATATAACATTAGAAATGAAAAAATCTTATTCGTCAGACTCTTGGGGATCTCCTTCTTCATCCGATAAATCGTGATCAATCGAATATTTTGCCATGTTATTCTGTAAATGTCTAAATACTGGAATATTTGATATATTATTATCAGTAACTAACCTACTAGCTATACCCATCGTTTCTAATTCTTGAATTAATAATTTCATACAATAAGGTATTTCCACATTTACCTTTGTCTCTTTTTTATCATCATAATTAATCATTCCCGATGTTGTATCTATCTGAACCTTAAATTTATCAGAACGCTCCATTACAGATTCATTCAAAAATTCAGATATCCCATGAGAAATAATTGAATCTCTCTCCATCTCACCTATACGTAATCCACCATTATTAGCTCTCCCTGAAGCAGGTTGCCGGACCAAATGTTGAGATGGTCCTGTCCCTCTACTATGCATTTTATCAGCTACCATAATCTTTAACCTCTGATAATAAGTTGGACCAATAAATATAGATGTACGTATTTGATCCCCAGTAAATCCACAATACATTACCTCATTACCATCTTTTTGATAATTAAAACCCTCTAATACTTCAGAAAACTCCCGTATATCATTATTCTGAAATGGTGTAGCATCTCCCAAATGACCCGATAAACAAGAACTCTTCCCCAAGATTACTTCTAATAATTGATTAATTGTCATTCGTGTAGGTATAGCATGAGGATTAACAATAATATCAGGAACAATCCCGTCCTTCGTAAATGGCATATCATAACTAGGTAATACCATTCCACACATTCCTTTTTGACCACACCTAGAAGCAAATTTGTCACCAGGTCCAGCAACCTTTTCCTTCCTAACACGGACTTTACAAGTTCGAAGACCTTCTTTATTCTTAATAACAGATACTTTATCAACAATACCACTTGTTCCAAAATTAATTCTCTTCCCTGATGCCTTCGTTATTTCAGTTCCATTCTGATTCATTTTTTTCTCACATTTAGCAATAATAATATCATTTTCAGTAATATACTCGCCTTCTTTTATAAATCCATTATCATCCAATTTTTCATATTTCCCCATATTTGTCTTTTCAATATTTTTCTCCAAATTAGGATTACCAAAATAAACACGTTTATTTCCATCACCGTCCTCACTATCTTCATAACTCCTATAATATAAAGACTTAAACATACCTCTATCTACAGAACTCTTATTAAGTATTACAGCATCTTCTTGATTATATCCAGAATAACATGCTATCGCTACAATAGCATTTATACCATATGGTAACTTATCTACATCTGTATATTTCTTATAACGAGTAGTCACAATAGGTCTCTGAGGATAATGTAATATATGGGCAAATGTTTCAAACCTCGTATTATATGCCGATGAATAAACACCAACGGCTTGTTTTGTCTGTTGACAAGAAAAAACATTTCGAGGATATTGACTATGTTCCGGAAAAGGTATATTCAAAGATACAGCACTTAACATCAATGAGGGATGAATCTCACAATGACTATGTCTGTCTTCAAATGTTTTCATATCTTTTGCTATTAAAGAATTCTCTGATTCTATAGAATCAATATACTCTATCACAGCAGCCTTCTCCTCTAAAAATTCCAATAAATCATCTTTCTCTTCTTTGAGTCTATCCAATTCATTCTTAAAATAAACACTTGTATTAAAATTAACATCTTCATTAACTTCAAACATATACCCATGAATAGCATGTTTCCAAGTCTTAATATAATTAATATCCCCCGAAATTAATTCATTATATTTTTTTCCTTTTTTATCTTTTAAATAAAATATAGGTCGTATAATACGCCCTGAATCACAAAATACATGGATCTCGCCAGACTGAATATTCCAAGAAATTGATGTTGCTATATTTATAAAACTATTCAATTTAAGCAATTTCATATACTTTATCAAATATACCGGATCTTTATGAATCCCCACTAAACTCCCATTCAAAAATATTTTCACAGAATCATAAAAATCACCAGATATCACATTCTCCAATTTTACTATATTACCATCCACTAATGCCTCATATATAGATTGTTCCTCTATATTTGTTGTAACTCTCGCTAATATAGATAAATGATTAATTATTCCAACATTACCACCATCAGGAGACTCGCTTGGACATACAAATCCCCACTGGGAATTATGTAATTTCCTAGGCCCAATAGTCTTTGATCCCGAAGGTAAAGGATATGATAATCGACGAATATGTGATAATGTTCCCAACATCACATTACGATTTAAATCTTGTACTATACCCTGTCGTGCTGATAATCCAGTTCCAAATCTAGATCCAAAAGACCTTACAATAGTATCCATTATAGAAGTATCAAAAACCTTTCCAATATTAAATTCATTGATTATATTTGATATATCAGAATTCTCTATTGACTCATAATTCAACTTATATTCAGCATCTATTTTTAAAGATGTATTTCTCTTAAAATTACCCCATAATTCACGATATAACTCAAGCAATAATGATCCAGGTAAATCAACTCGTTTATTTGTATATGAATCTCTATCAGTCTCATCATATAAACCTATATGGGTTAATAACATCTTTCGAATAATAAATCCTAAATATTTACATTTAGAAATATTATCACTGTAATTAGGAAATAAATTATTATTTAATAAATCATATACATTAAAATTTTCCTTTCCCTTCGTATTTAATGATAAAAATTTATAAGCGTTTTTCTGTGTATAGATTGGCTGCGATGACTTAATACTTGGTAATAATAAATTATATAATTTAGATTTTAATTCATCATTATCATTATCATATATTATGGTTTCAAGTATTTTTTTATCCGTCTCATAACCTAATGCCCGAAATAATATAAATAATGGAACCTTTACATCTAATCCCAATATTCTCACAATAAAAGTATTTTCTTTCCTCTGTATTTGATTATCACCCACTTTAGTCCGAATACTATTCCTAATATAAGAAACATGGTTCGTTCGTGAAGATTGAAAACCTTCATTCGATATAGATTTAATATTCCCCTCTAAGATTATATTATCATCGCCAGATTTATTAATATATAAAATATTATTTACCTTCTTCTCTTGAGACAGCATTACTTTTTCTTTTCCGTTTATTACAAAATATCCACCTTGATCATAAGGACATTCGCCAAATTCACTTAATTTAATATCATCCAATTTATGCAATAAACATAATTTCGAATGTATCATTATTGGTATAGATCCAATATTAACCTTTTCAAAATTCCGTATAACACTTCTTCCCCCCTCATTATGAAAAATATATTGTACACCAATATTACATAATATACTTCCCTTATAAGTTAAATTTTTAAGGCGGGCATCATTAGGAAACATAACTTTTAAAGACTTATCATCATTATAAAGGGATGGAGAAGTAACAAATATATTTTCAATATCTTCTATAGGTTTTCCAACCTCATTTAATGTTTCTCCAAAATGAATTCGAATTTCATAAGAAAAATTATCATCGCCCTTTGAACTTTCACCTTTAAATAAAATAAAAGGATTTTCACGTTTAATTATATTTTTAAGCCCATTTTCATTTGAAAAAATAAATTCATCAAAAGAATCAATTTGATGTTGGGATTTATAATATTCAATATCCCGAAAATAAGTATCAATTATATCCCAAACATTTACGAGATCATTCTCTTTTTTAGACATTATATTATACATGGATTTTTTATTTTAAATGTTAAACCTTAAAGAATATTTTTAATTATTCTGAAAAAAAAATATTGTTTATATTATAAACAATGGCAAGAAGAGCAAGAACCGGTCGCAGAACAAATAGAGCTGTCCGCAGAACAACCCGCAGAACAAGAAGAGTCGAAGAAGTTGAAGAAGAACCGGTCCGCAGAGGTCGCCGCTCCTCCCGCAGAGGTCGCACGACCCGCAGAGGTCGCACGGCGCCCCGCAGAGGTCGCACGGCCCGTAGAGGTCGCACGGCGCCCCGCAGAGGACGTAAAGGACGTAGAGGACGTAGAGTAGAAGTCTCTGAAGGAGGTGCTCGCAGAAGACGTTCCAGACGTGTCGCCCGCAGAGAAGTAGGTGAAGAAGAAGAACCGGTCCGCAGAGGTCGCCGCTCCTCGCGCAGAGGTCGCACTGCCCGTCGTGGACGCACTGCTCGTCGTGGACGCACTGCCCGTCGTGGTCGTGCTTCCCGTGGACGTGCTTCCCGTAGCCGTGCCCGCAGATAAATAATTTATTAAATCATTTTTATTTTTAAAGTTTTAATTTTTTTAATGTTTTATTTTTATTTTAAAAATAATTAAAATAAAATATAAAATATGAAGAATCAATTATTCCGCATTTCCCCGGATTTAAAAGTATCTCTAACAATTTTGAATTTATTCGGAATATCTGATTTTGAAGATAATCATTCTTTTACAAAATATAATTTAAAAGAACTTGACACCGTTAATAAAATGCAAGAAATTATAGATGATTTAAATAAATACTATTTACCATGTAAATCTAAAGTTTATTTAAATAAATTAAATGAAAAAAAATGTATCACCATCTTACGACAATTCCTCAAAGTCCACAACTATACACTAATGTCCAAAGAAAAATATATAAAAGGTAAAAAATCCCTATTTTATCAAGTCATACCCATCCAAATTGATATGCTAGTTAAAGAAAGAAATGATAAAGTAGTTATCAGTTTTGATTAACTAATTCTTTAAAAAAATATTACTTTATTATAAATAATAGTAAGGGAAATGTCTGCTCGTAGAACAAGAAGGATTGAAGGAGTAGGGTCAGTCCGCAAAAGAAGAACCCCCCGCAAAAGAAGAACATCTCGTAAAGGGAGAACTACCCGCAAAGGAAAAACTACCCGTAGAGGGAGAACTACCCGTAGAGGGAGAACTACCCGTAGAGGGAGAACTACCCGTAGAGGGAGAATTACACGTAGAGGGTCTAAAAAATATAGAATAAAGAGAAAAATAAATAGGAGAATAAAAAGAGGTGGTAAATTGCCGCCACAATGCGTGTGTTCGCGAAGCTCTCCATGCCGCACCCCGCCAAGGGAGTGGTGGGGAGCACTAAAGTGCCGGCTAACGGAAGTGCAGAAGGCGAACATGATCAGCAGGAAGCAGAAGGGAGAGGGCATTAAGAAGCTCATGGAGAAGCTCGAGGAGGCGAAGAAGGAGCTCACGAAGGCCGAGAAGGTCGCCGAGAAGGCACGAGCGAAGGATGAGGGGTTCTACGGGGTCGTGCCCAGCGAGCCGTCGCTGGAGCCTAAGCTGGAACAGGCTAGGGCCAATGTCGATGACGCGCAGAAGCTGCTGGACGCCTGGGTGGCTGATGACCTGTACTGGGAAGGGGTTCACTCCGGCGCGTACGGCCCTCCCTTTGTCGACACCAAGGTGTTCCGCAGACTGAACCCGCAGCTCTACAAGCACTACCAACAACTCGACCGGGACCAGGTCATCGCTGAGTACAAGGCGAAGAACAAGGCAAGGCAGCGCCGCTGGGAAGAGGAGGAGGAGCAACGGGCGGCTGCAGCCGCGAAGCGGGAGGTGGAGAGGAAATCCCTGACCTCCGCGGAGGAAGTGCCTGTGAAAGATGACGACAGTGACTCGGATGACGACGAGGAGGACGAGGGGAGGGGGCAGGCGCCGGAGCCGGAGCCGGATACGGAGCCGAAGGACGACGACGAAGCGGCAGAGGAAGCGGCGCCCAAGGATGAGGATTATGATCTCGTAGAAGTCGTCGGTGGACTGGATTCGGGAGAGCAGCTGCCGACCTCCGGCACCGCCACGGAGAACTCGGAAGCGCACGCGGAGATGCGCCGGGCTGAGGATGGGCGGCTGCAGAAGAATGTAGCAAAGAAATGGCTGACCCAGCTGAGTCACGGCACCGCCAGGGAGAACGCGGAAGCGCGCGCGGAGATGGGCAAGGCTGAGGATGAGACGCGCAGAGCCGCCGCGGAGGAAGAGGCGAGCAAGGTGGAGGAGGAGGGTTGAATTATAAATGTACAGTGAACTTCGAGTTGTCCGATTTCAAGCAGATACTTGAGACTTAAAATAGGTCTCATTAACATAATCCTTACATGGAGCAAAAGATTTCCTATGCCACTTTGTTATCCCATACTTTTCTATTGCTTCCATATGCTCTTTTGTACCATATCCTTTGTTCTTCTGGATACCATATTTTTCCAATTCAGGATTATCTTTTACCAACTGTAAAATATAATTATCACGAGCAGTTTTAGCCAATATACTCGCCGCTGCTATACTTTTATAATAGTTATCACCCTTAATAACACATATATGATTTATAAATTCATCCTGCTCACTATCATAATACGTTTTAAATTTATTACCATCTACAAGTATACTATTAAACTGTTTCTTTGTTGATATATCATCCAAACATCTATGCATAGCATCTATAGAACATGACAAAATATTATCTTTATCTATCTCATCATTATCTATAAATTGAATAGAATATGAAATTGAATGTTCTTTTATATAATCAAAACACTTATTACGATGCTTTTCTGTACATTTCTTTGAATCTTTTATTTCAGGTGTATCTTCTTCATCTTCTTTTAACCATATAACTCCCGCAGCACATACAGGTCCAAATAAACATCCCCGTCCAGCCTCATCTAATCCAACTTCAATATTATTCTCATTTTCATATTGTTTCAATTTATTTTTATTACTCATTTAAAATATAATTAATATTAATATTATTATATTTATGATTCTAAATAGTTTCCAATACAATAATTCCCTTAAAAAAAAAAAAAATAAACAATTCTATAAAACTATAAAAACACTCATACCACAAACACCTCTTACAAGTATTATCTATAATATACAAAATGATATCAATGAAAAAGAAATAGAATATAAAAAAATATCAATTCAAGATAAAAAAGGAAAACTCAAAAATGAATTAACAGAACTCTTCGATGATGAAGAAGATCAAGAAGAAGTTGAAGAATTAATAATTATAAATAAAGAAGATGATAAAGATGAAGAAGAAGATAAAGATGATGATGATGATGATAAAGAAGATGATGATAAAGAAGAAGATAAAGAAGAAGATGATAAAGAAGAAGATGAAGAATTAATAATTATAAATAAAGAAGAGGATAAAGAAGAAGAGGATAAAGAAGAAGAGGATAATGATGGGGATAAAGAAGAAGATAAAGAAGAAGATGATAAAAAAGAAGATGATAAAGAAGAAGTTAAAGAAGAAGATGATAAAGAAGAAGATGATAAAGAAGAAGAGGATAAAGAAGTTAAAAATGGAGGTGGAGAGATTAAACAAATAGTAGTAACAAATTTCCTTTAATTATTTAAAGTATTAATTATTATTATCTTATAAAATGACTATTAGTCTAGTATATATGGCTAAACCTATCTATGGAGGGTGGGTTACTTTTACATCTCATTTATGTCTAAAATATAAATGTGATCTATTTAAAATTGGTAAGAGAACAGAAAAAAATAAAAGAAATTATGGTTATGGAGTTCAATATCAAAATGTAAAAATTGATGAACTAATAAAAAAAGATAATCTCGTAATCACTGCTGTTGATAAACATTATTGGGAACATTTACACCTATTTCCCAAAGGGACAAGAATTATTATACATGATCCAACAGAATTAAAAGGAAAAAATAATATTCTATCAAATCTATTAAATCATTTTGAAATAATAACAATAAGAGAAACAGTTAAAGATTTTATTAAAGAAAATTATAACATTGATTCAACATTCTTACCTCATCCGTTTTATGAATATGAAAAAACAGATGAACCATCGGAATATTACTCAACAGCTATATCACGTATAGATTTTGATAAACACACTGATATTATCTTAAAAGCAAATAATATAATAAATAAACCTGAAAGACATATCTATATTTTTGGTGCGGAAAATAGATTGTATGTCCATCATAAACTTAAAGATTTAAATTTTGAAAAATATTGGAAAGGAAAATATCCAAAAGAATTACCAATGAAATATGAAGGGAAAGATTTATTAAATAATTGTATGTTTGTTGTTGATATGTCAATTATTAAAGGTGATGGAGGAGGAACACAATATACTTTCCTCGAAGCTATCTATCATGATTGTGCCCTCATTTTACATAAAGAATGGGTTGAACAAGGTAATTTATTTATTAATGGTCATAATTGTTATGTTGTAGGATATACAGAAAAACCAGAAGAAGAGATAGCAAAGATAATTAATAATGGTATAGATGATAAATATAATAAAATTGTTAAAAATTCTAAAACATTATTATCAAATCATGTAAATGATCAATGGTTTTGATAAATTAATTTTAATATTAATATTATAATAATGGTTAAAAAGAAATGCTTAACATGTAAATCAAAAGTTATTGACGATCTTGAATCTGAAATGCATAAAGAAATTCCTGAATGGTACTTGAAAGATGGTAATTATTCACTATTACCTAAAGTCTTAACTTGTAATGATAAATATAATGCCAATAAAAATAATTTAGTTGAAGAAACCCCAAAAATTACTGAAACCGAAATTAAAGTTCCATTAGAAGTATCTAAAAATACATGGATTTTTTATTGGGCCGCAGATTCAAACAAAAATTCAACTGTAATCAAAAATCCACAAGAAGCATACAATAAGAATAAAAATAGAGGTTTACTAAAAAGTGATAAGGATGGTAATGTCGAATTAATACTCAATACACCACAACCCTACAAAGTAGATGGAATTACTTATCCTAGACACCTTCATTATATCCCATTAAAAAAAGATAAAACATGGGATACAGATGTTAAAGCTATTGTAGTGAAATCATATATTGATAAATCTAGAGTTAAATCTATTTTAAAATCAGATGACCATATTATAATATATGCTTTAAAAGGTGAAAAGGATCTAATTCCAGGCTCAATTTCTATCCCTCACGATACTAATGAAGGGGGTAATAATAAAAAGAAATTTTTCTTATCCAAAATAAAAGAAGAAATAAATGAAAAACAGAAATTAAAAGGTATAGATCATCTAGATGCTCCAATCCTTCTTTACTGTTCCTCGAATAAATGTTCCGCATCAGATAAATTATTTCATCAATTAATTGATGCCGGTTTTAGCAATATTGTACAATATCCAGGAGGATTAAAAGAATGGAACTCTGATGAAAATGACTTATCTGAAGATGAAAATGAAGATACTGAAGAAGACGTAAGCATTACAGAAGATACTGATAGTGATAGTGATAGTGATAGTGATAGTGATAGTGATAGTGATAGTGATAGTGACAGCGGTAAAAAAGGTAAAAAAGGTAAAAAAGATAAAAAAGATAAAAAAGGTAAAGAAGATAAAGAAGATAAAGAAGATAAAAAAGATAAAGAAGATAAATATGAAGAAATAACAGATTTAGATAAATTAAATAACGAAACATTAATTATTTATGATGAAGATTCAGATAGTATAAAAACATATAGTCATAATTTAGAAGATGGCATTCTTAAGGAGAAGAGAGGTCGACGTAATATAGTCATAGGTAAATTGGGGAAAGACAATACTATTATATATGATTTAGATGAAGATGAAGAAGAAACAAGTTCAGATGAAGAAGATGAATCTACAAGTTCAGATGAAGAAGATGAATCTACAAGTTCAGATGAAGAAGGTGAATCTACAAGTTCAGATGAAGAAGATGAATCTACAAGTTCAGATGAAGAAGATGAATCTACAAGTTCAGATGAAGAAGAAGATAAAAAGATTGTTGACCATACTAAATTACAACGATTAAAAACATTATTAAAAGGCGGTTCGGTTACGAACCAATCGTTTAATAAAGATGGTTTGTATATTAAACAAGGTGGTTCCGGAATAAGCCAAGATAGATTTAATTCAGACTTTAGAGGGTGGGGTTTTACTTTTTTCTAATTATTTAAAACATATTTATAATTTAACTATAAAATGATTCGAGGATGTATTTTTGATTTAGGTGGAACCATTGTTGATAGATATTCTCTAACCCCATTTCTATCATTAAAAAAAGCCTTCTTAAATAATGGTATTCATGTTAATAATCAATTAATTTTTAAAGATATGGGTAAAAATAAAAAAGATCATATTATCGATATATTAGTAAATAAAGACATTACTAATCAATGGATCAATTTAAAAAAATATCGCCCAACAAAAAAAGATTCTGAATTATTATTTAATGAATTTAATGATATTCAACTCGATTATTCTAAAAATCTAATTACAATACTACCAGAAACAAAAAATTGTATCAGTTTTCTAAAAAATAAAAATATCAAAATAGGAGCAACTACAGGATTTAATAAAAAAAATATGATTATTATTAAAAATAAATTAGAATTTAATAATATATTCCTTGACAATTATGTATCATCCTCCTGTATTGATAGACCTTCAAGACCCCATCCCCATATGATTAATAAAAATCTTGAAATGTTAAATATAGCCAATCCTAGAAAAGTTATTAAAGTAGATGATACTCTTATAGGAATTCAAGAAGGAATCAATGCGGAATGTATAACTGTTGCCGTAGCGAGATGGTCTGTTAATATGGGGATCAATAATATACAAGATGCGTTCGAATTTTCTGATTTTGATGTATATGAAAATTTAAAAAAAAGTAGAGAAATCCTCAATGGTTCGGGTGCCGATTATGTAATAAATACTCTTGATGAATTACCTCCTTTAATTAATAAATTAAATTTGAAAAATTAAAAGCATAATTATTATATATATAAGTATATGATAAATGATGGAATGAATAAAAAAAATAATGGTGAAAACAAAAGGAAATCTGAAGAAATAGATACTAAAACACCTTTAAAAAAAAAGAAAGTTATAAGATGTTCATTTTGTAAAAAGAAATGCCCTCTTATCAATTATTCGTGTAAATGCGGAGGAACTTTTTGTCAAAATCATCGTTTAAGTCATTCTCATTCATGTTCATATTTAGAAGAGAAAAAATTAGAAATGAAAGAAAAAATTAAAATAAATAATCAACAAATTACAGCAGATAAAGTTGTTAAAATCTAAAATGTCTGTATTGTTGGAAATTCTGCGATTATTTTAGCTTTAGTCTTTAATATAGTATGTTTCTTGTTACACAATTTTCTATCTAATTGTCTCTTTTTTTTCATAAGATCTTTATATTCTTCTTTGGATATAATCTCTTTTTTATCTTTCTGCAGTTTTTTTAATTCCTCTTCTTTTTTCTTTAATGAATCAAATTTTTTCATTAACTTATCGGGACAATCCTTCTTTCTTGTCTGTTTTCTTAAAGAAGAACACCTTTGATTTATATATGTTTGATTCCAATATCCCAAATAAAAACGATTATTATTATTATTATTATTATAATCTTCTGTAAAAAAAGGATTGTCTAAACAACATGGACACTGTCCATTCGAAGTTCTAAACCATTTCATAATACATTCAGTATGGAAAGCATGATTACAGTCCAATTTATATATTTTAGTTTCATCATCCATATTTGATAAACATATAGGGCATGCCTCATAGCTCATTTATAGTTATTATGGAATTTTTTTAAGGCATTTTGAACCCGCTTATCACTCATTTCAATATCATTTACCAAATATTCTTTTAACTTATCAATATCTTTTTCAGGACATTCTATTTTAATTTTTTCTGGATTAATCTTATCTCTGAAAATGAAATAATTTTCTTTAGCTGCTTGAAATATATCTAAATATTTATCAGGAAACTCATAATTAGATTTCTCCACAATCTCATCCATAGTATTATATTTTTTTATCAATTTAAGGGCAGTTATATTGCCAATTTTAGGGACAGATGGACAATAATCACAACCACATAATACACAAAATTCAATAAATTTATCATGTGTTAATTCAAGATCATTAATTAACTGTTCATATGTAAATATCGATACAATATCTTTTCTTTTTAATTCTCTGTCTACACAATTCCGAATTACCCGAGGACAACCATATCCCATTGTATCCATATCCTCGGTTAATACATAATCAACATAACCAATACGACATAATTCACTAGCATATGCCTCTGCTTCTCCATCAGGATGAATATAAGGGACACCCAGTAAATTTAATAGAGTTTTTACATCATTAATCATATCATTAGTAATTCTTAGTGATGCTTTTTTTAATTTCAATTTTTCTTCTTCATCTTTACACATTTCTGCCTGCTCAAGAGCCTTCTTTGATTTTTCTTTTCTCTCATCAATACATAACTTCTTATTTTCTGGTGGTTTTCCATCAAATACGAAGATTAATTCTATGTTTAATGATACATAATTCATTATCTTATAAAATAATCCAGTTATATGATTTGTAACCTTGCCCTTTGAATTTGTAAAAAGTTTACCCTTTGGTCCCTTATGTAACTGCTGATAAATAACTAAACTAGCATCAACAGCTACTCTTTTACCAGTTAGTTTATATAAATTTTCATTCTTAATAGTATCCGGAGAATACTTCTTAATTGTCTGCGTTAATGATTTAATACCCATCGGTTATTTATTATTATTATTATAATTATTATTATTCAAATTTTTAAATATTATATTATATTATAGTATCACACATAGGACATATACTCTTTTTTTTTAACCACTTTTCAATACATTCACTATGATAAATATGTGAACATTTCAATATTGTTAAATTCTCACTTTCTCTCATTTTTTCTAAACATATAACACATTCATCCAAATTATTCGATTTATTTATAAATGAATATTTATTTATTATTATCTCCTCTTTTTTATCTTCTTCCTTTTTTCTACCGGTTTTCTTTTTATGGAAAAGAAACATTAGTTATAATATTATTCATTTATTATTATCTAAACAGATTATCAATATTTTAATATTTATATATATATACATATTAATAATAGTATGCCAAATAAAAAACAATTAAAGAAAAGGATAAAAAATACAAGGAAAAGAAATACAAGGAGACGAAATACAAGGAGAAAAAATACAAGGAGAAAAAATACAAGGAGAAAAAATACAAGGAGAAGAAATACAAGGAAAAAAAATACAAGGAGAAGGACACGTAAAATAAGAAAACATAATATAATTGGAGGTAGCACTGGAATATCTGACTTGGCAAAACATCTATTAATAAAAGAATATGATGAGTTTGGATGGAAATTAATTGATAATTCGGGAACACTAATCCGTATAAATTATAATGTAAATCTTGGAATTGAATTAAATGATGAAATGAATAGAGAACTACTACGAATACAAAATATATTAGCCGATGACCTTAATGAAGGTGAAAAAGATGCATTACAAGCTTATACAGGTCATAATTATCAAGATATAAATAACCATTTGCGGGATCCAGAGCAACGTGGAGAAAATGAATATATAACTCAAATAGATAATGCTTTTTCTAAAGCTCCGAGTACAGAAAAAGATTTTGTTGTTTTTAGAGGGACCAATTATGATGATGATGAATTCATTCAAAGAAATGCTACATCAAATAATGAAATTTATGATAAAGCATATATGTCAACAACTATAAATATACTAACCACACGGACATTTTTTAATTCTGGGAGATCTATGGATGAATATAGAAACAGGGATCGAGATAATTTTATGTGTTGTTTTATGATGATAAATATACCAGAAGGGAGTAAAGTATTACCGTTAAAATTCTTATCACATTACGGTTATGAAGAAGAAGTATTATTACCAAGTCATTCTAAATTCAAATTTGTAAAAGAACATAAATTATGGAATGAATTAAGACAAGTCAGTGCTAAATTATATGAATATAATTATATTGAATCAGATAAAGATAATATTGAAGATGCCATTGAAGTTCAAATACAACCAAATATTGTAGTTGAGCCGTCAGCACCATTACCCCAAGATGTCCTTGGCACTGGTCATCACTATGGTGTTATTGCGCGTCCAATTCCACAAAATACCCTTCCTTTACGTCTTGGATGGAATGATATGAAATTTATTTCAAGACCTATTGACCAGATAACTAAAGCACGTCACCCCCTTCAAAACACTGTCGGAAATGAAAATGACCCTGTCTTACCCGAATTAGCAGAGCGAGACAAGAAAAGTGGACCATTTGAAGAATCAAGGCTATATAATAATTGGGTGAAATCTGCTGATCCATCAATTATCTCGATATCTACAGAAGAACCTATTAATGATTTAAACCTTGTATCATCCTCACCCCCAGAAGTAAATGGATCGCTAATTCCCCAACAATCGGATGTATATAGCGGACTAAAGACCCAACCATCTGCTGTATATAGAACGCCAACTGCCCAACAATCGGATGTATATAGCTCGAGAAGTCCCCTTAATTACCTCTTTGATTCTGATAGGCGTAATGCATGGTCTTGATTAATATAATGTATTTCCGTCTACCAAATGTTTAATTTTAACTTCGTGGTATAATACTAGTAATTTTTTATTATATAAATAAATGAGACTATCCGATATTATCAAAAAAATACTTCTTGAATTATCTACAGAAATAAAAAAAGAAGAAAATATGATTATATTAAGATCCGATATTCTTAATCCAATCATTAAAGAAATTATTGATGAACTATACCCATATTTTATAAAATGTTTTGTTGGTATTATAATTATTCTTATCTTTTTAATCCTAACAATCATACTTAATCTCAGAGTTATCCTTAAAAATTAAAAATTTAATAATATTTTTATATATTTTTAATATTATATCAATGAAATCATTTAAAGATTATCCAGATTTTAAACCAAATCTAACACCCAAGGAAGTATTTAAAATGGGATCTTTTGGTGGAACATACTTTAGACCCATTAAATCATCTGTAACTGGAAAATCATATAAATCTGAAAATGTTATTAAAGAATACCCCAAATCATGGTTTACAGGAATTAATAAAAAAACACACGTTATATCAAGCAAATATGATAAAAATATAAATAAATATAAAGTTAAATGTGGTTCATCCTTAGAAGATTGGGAAAAAAATGGATGGATAGATAAACAAGACCCATATGGATGGTTTCAATGGTACTGTAGGTTCTATAGAGGAAGACGCTCTGATGATGATGAACGACAAATAAATCGCTGGAAAAAATTAGCCGGTCCCAATGGAAGATTCAGGAAAAGGTTAATTAATATGATTAAAAAAAAGAATACTAAATATAATGATGAAACCGTCTCTCCCGTTATTCGACAAGTATTACTCCACTGGGGTTATGAATTAAAAGCATCAGACTTATAAATAAACATCCCATTCCCCAAATATACCTTATTTTTTCGCCACTCTTTTGAGGCTCCGTCAAAATCTATTTTTTGAATATACCTTTTCTCACATATTGAAATTGATTTTAATGACTTATTTTTTATAATCATAGGTTTATACACCCTCCCAGATCTCAATTTCATTTTTTTATTATTTGAGTTTATTATTTTAATTTTATTATTTGAGTTTTATTATTTTTAAATGTCAAATTTTTATTATATAACCATTCTAAACTCCCGATCGTTAAACAACATATACAAAATAAATTAATTAAACTAGACATTTTATACATAAAATATAATTCATTTATCTCATTCATATAAATTAATCTATAAACATACACCATTAAAAAAATTGGATATATTATTCCCCTTGTAACCATCATTGAATAAAAATAAAACTTTTCAAAATGAATATTATAATAATTAAATAAAATACATGCTTCTGATATCTGGGTTAGAGGATTAGTTAGTTCACCTATAAATAACCCCGTGCCTGCAAAATACCAATTAATCTCAAAATATAACGCAAATGATAATCCCAAATAACAAATTAAATGGTGTAATATAAATATCAATTTATCCTTTTCTTTACTTAATATTAAACTAAATATATCCCATATAAAAAAATTTAAAGAACGATCTAAAACATATCTAACCTCAATCGGGACATTATTAGTTTCATTGTCTATTAAGTTTATGTCATAATTAATAAAAATCGGTATGTAATAATATACACACCCGATACTATGAATAGATCTAATTATTATATTTGATAAAATGTGTTTATCATATGTTAATGGTATTAATTCCAGTATCCCCCTTATAATAATGAATAATGAATAATGAATAATGAAGGAAAATAATAAATCATTTTAAAATACTTAATATATATATATATATGTTTAATCCTAAATATTTAAATAAATATGAACAAATTAAAATAAGAGGACTTCATGGATATGTACTACCTCATGCTGGTACAAAATATATTGGAAAAATAATATCACATACACTAAGGTTTCGTCCCACAAAACAGTTTAACAAAGTAATCATCTTCTATTTACCCTCTCAAAAAGAACCCAATGTATCCTATAGAAATAAAAAATATTATCATGAATATTTAGTCCCATGGAAATGCTTTGATTACTTTTTTAAAGATAAAAAAATCAAATATACAGGAATAAATATTAAAGAAAACACAAATTTATCACCCAAATATGATAAACAAACAATTTATATAATTTCAGCAGACTTTTCACACCATAAATTATTCCATGAAGCTATTGATCTAGAAAATAAAGCAGCCAAATCAATGATGTTTAGAGACTACTCTAATACACATTATAATCAAGTTGTAGATGATATTCGAACATTCAAATATGTTAACAATATTATCCCAAAAAACTTATCATTCCAATGGATCGGAAGATCCAGAAGTGAAGGACTAAAAGGTGTCGGTTATCTATCTTTTCTCATAAGAGAACCTCCGAATCCGTTAAAAAAATTACCTAATGGAATATTTGTTACTGTGTATGACTCAGGTATGGTTTCACATGAATGCTTAGGTGAATGGTTCACAAAAAAATCACAATGGAATAAATCAACAGAAAATAAACTAATTAATAAAGTTATCAATTTAGGAAAAACAACAAGTAGACTAACAGGTGGAACAAAAATTAATAGTAATCTGAAATATTATACGATTACCTACCTCTATAAAAAAAATACCAAAGAAATGTTAAGGGGGTGGCATGGAATAAAAAAAGGAGCTTTCTATCTCCCAGATGTTTTCTTAGAAAATACTCATTCAAATGGTAAATGGTTTACAAAAGAAGATTCACTATGGAAAAATGGACCATTTAAATTAAATGATACATTTAAAAAATTAGAACAAAAAGCAAACTCAAATAATTTTAGTAATTATACCCTCTATGAAAGTCATGTTAAACATCACATAATTTAGGATTTACCAGCGATACAACCAATTACTCCAATGATAAGTAGAATAATCACAATGTCAGAAATTACATTATACCAATCAGTATATTCACACTCTCCTGGAATACGCCGAAAATGTTCCTTAATATATTTACACTCATATCGACACGGGTCAATACAAGAACAATTTGTAGGTTCACCAGTTTTTTGATCAATTAAAGGAGCGTTAATAATTGTATGTGAAATATCAATCTCTTCACGTTTTTCCATAACAGATTGTCTAAACATCACACAACCCACAATAATGAGTATCAGGCACATACAACAACACCCAGCACATACCTTAAACTTCCAAAATTCACCGTCGCCACCTCTATCACCAGATTCATTAGAAACTACTCCTGAATAAGTACCCTTTTTTCCACCTGCTTTCTGTTCAGGCATATTTATCTTTATCTTAACATTAATATTTGAATTAATACTATTTCAAATTTTTATTTTTATTTTTATTAAATATACTATATTATATGATTATTTCAGATCAACCTGGAAGATTTCTAGCTGTTTTTGTCTTTGCCCCATTTATAATATACAAAGGAAATATCTATAAAGATAATTATTTAATTATGTTTGGAATACTATTATTCTGCTGGGACCTCTATTGGATCCTAAACCATCCTCCCAAAAAAATTGATATCATTCAATAAATAAACGCAAGGTCTTCTTTTCTATTAATAAACAATAAGTATTCTGATAATATTTCATAAATTTCTCAATGACCTTTAAAGGAATACTATAATATTTAATATACCTTTTAAGATTATCTAATACTTCTAAACTCTTACTATTATTATACCTTTCAATTAAATAATATAAATATGATAAGATAACTCCATTCAAACAATAATTATTTAATAACTTATTATTATATGTATAAATAATGCATTTACTTATATACTTATTATACTCATAATTTATTTTTTCGATATTCACTTTTTTTATCTGTAATATTGGATATAAAATACCAAATGTAATCTGATGTTCAATACTATTCCAATTATTATTATAATGAATATATGTTAATATATTATCACTTATACAAGAGTTTTTATAAATATTATCCAAATATATTAAATGATCTTTTTTCTTAAAATTAAATGGTTTATTTAAATTTTCAAGAATATTTAAATTAATAATATTAAAATCATTCTCAGAATAACGATAAATATCTACAAAATTATCCATTGTAATTATCTTATTTATATAATCAGATAATTCAATATTATTATTCTCATATCTATTCATATTACTAAAATCTCCTTTGTAAAAATCCAAATTAATAATAATATTGTGTAAATTATAATTAGAATTTTGAATTAACTCATTTATACTCCCATTATTCAATTTTACTTTCGATAAATACTTTTTTATTATCATAATTAAATCATTCTTAGAATAAGATATATTCATCTTAAAACTATTTTTTTTTAAATTAATTAAACTCTTATGGTTTAGCTTATCAAAAATATAAATAATAGGATTATTTTTCACCTTCTTTTTTGAAAAAGTTAATATTGATTTATATAATTTCTTATCAGATGTCTGTATTATTGTTAAATCATCAATGATTAATGCCTTATATATACTATTATCAGAAAACATCATAGTAATACTCTGTTTATATAAAGATAATTTCAAATATCCTTCAAAATTAATATTAGTTTTACATAAATCACTTGTAATATGTACTATTGTTCGATCTTTTAATATATGCTTAGCGATACTTGTTTTCCCGGTTCCCGGATTACCATAAATAATTAAAGGTTTAATTTTATATTTCCCATTTATCCATGTATCAGCTAATTTTTGATTATCTGTACATTTTAAGATATAATCATTCATAAATTACTCTCATCTAACATCCTTAAATAAAAATATTTCTATTCTCTCAATCCTTTCAAAACACCTATCGTCTTATCTAATCGAACTATTTCCTCCATATGAAATTTATTATATTCATAATATTCATCTTTTAACTTCTCCATTTTTTTTAAACTCTTCTGAAATTCTTTTATTTCATTATCCTTCTGTTCAATAGTCATTATAAGGTTATCTTTTGATAATTGTAAATAATGATCATATCCCTGACTAGGCATTATTATATATATAATTAAATTTTTTATATTATTAAACTTCCCTTTCTTCTAAATTTTCATCTTCACCTTTTTCTTCATCATCTAAACTTTCATCTTCATCATCTAAACTTTCATCTTCATCATCTAAACTTTCATCTTCATCATCTAAACTTTCATCTTCATCATCTAAACTTTCATCTTCATCTTCTAAACTTTCATCTTCATCATCTAAACTTTCATCTTCATCATCTAAACTTTCATCTTCACCTTCATCTTCACCTTCATCATCATCTTTTAAACTTTCATCTAAACTTTCTTCTAAACTTTCATCTTCATCATCTAAACTTTCATCTTTAACTTTATCTTTAACTTTATCTTTTTCTCCATCCCCTTTAACTTTACCTTTTTCTTCATCATCTTTAACTTTATCTTTTTCTTCATCATCTTTAACTTTATCTTTTTCTTCATCCTCTTTAACTTTATCTTTTTCTTCATCCTCTTTAACTTTACCTTTTTCTTCATCCTCTTTTTCTTCATTTATCTCTTTTATCTCTTTTATCTCTTTTATCTCTTTTATCTCTTTTATCAAATAATCTGACATCATTTGACGATGGCGGACCCGTTCTTCTTCTTTCTTTATTTTCGTTGTTCTATCATGAATAAATATCTTTTGAAGTTCACTTGTTCCAATTTGAGGTAAAATTATTAGTGTTTTTAATAAGCCCTGATTAATAACTGAAAAAGAAATTAAACTATCCATAAATGTCTTCCTTGATCGTTTTTCCTCTTCGCTCTCTTCAGCATCTTCCCCAGAAAACATAAATGTCATAATTGAATTAAAAGATTTTATTTTACCAGTATCTAATGAAAGTATATTATTTAAAAATGCTATAAATTGAATAAAATTTTCATATTTCCATTCTAATATTTCCAAATCACTTACAAATGAAACCTGACTTACTTTAATTACTAAACTTAATGAAGAAATTCCTACAATTGTAATAAAGATCATTATTGATGGAAGAATAACGAGACAAAAAATAAATATGAAAGTTAAAAGCTTACTAAAGAAAATACAAATTCTACAGTCATATTCAAATTCATGCTTTATTAGAAAAGGTCGAACTAAATCTCTCCTTTCTTTTATTTTCTCTTTTAATAATTGTTCGTAGTAAATGTATTTATTCCCATTTTCATCATTTTCATCATTTTTTCTATTTGAAAAGTACAGGATATCTTCAAGAGTCATCACTACTTCATCTATTTTATCTATCTTTTCCTTTCTTTCTTTAATTAATTCGGGATTTGAAGTTAATCTATCTTTTATAAACATAAATTTTTTTATTATTTCGGGTAATTGATGACGCGCCCATACAATAAATCTTAAAAGTGAAAACTTACCTATATTTTGAATATTTTGATTAATTTCTTCTATTGCCTTTGGATCATATTTAGAATGAAATCTAGAAAAATTACGTAATTTTCCACGACGGTTGTGTATAAAGTAGAACTCTTCTGCCTCCAAGTCATCCCCTTCTATGTGTTTCCTTACATTTCCAGAATATTTATTATATTTTACTATATTTATAGTAATTTTTCTTATAAAACAAATTATTCCTAGTATTAAAAACGGTACATAGTCTAATTCTCCAAATTTTGTATTTTCTTGTTCAATATAAGTACTATTTGAAATATCCGTTGTGTTTCCCTGTTCTCTTATATATTCTATATGTTCTATAAAAAAACTACATTCTTCAATTATAATCAGTGATACTTTCACTATTGAAAAGATAAATAAAGGTAATGATATTAAATAAAATAATTGATTAGATAAATCTTCGAGTAGTTCTTCATTAAAAAAAGGTTTATAACGACTGCGTATACGTTCATAAAATAAATGGATTAAGCCACACCACATTAAATATAGAACTTGAGAAAAGAAATTTGATAAAATTATAACTAGTCCAGCAAATTCAATATGAATTAATGACAATTTAGACCAATTATGAAATTCATTTGGATTCCTTTCTGGACGTTCAAACCATCGTAATATTATACTATAACAATTTATCAAAAATGGTATTAATGTTACACTAATAAATGATATTACTTTATTAAAATTTACATCTATTATTTTATTTGTAGTATCTGTATCAGTTATCAATATTTCATTACTTGTTTTTAATTGTATATTACTCCCACCAAGTATATATTTGTCAACTTCATCAACAGTACATCCATCCCAAATAAAAAAACCAATTTCTCTTTGTTTTTTGTCTTCTTTGTGTTTTTCTTTCTTAAATTCCTCCCAGTCTCTCCAACTCTTCTCAGTATCATTATAATCTTTTAATTCATCGTCATAAAAATTATCTATAATTAGTTCACCTGTTTCTTCTTCATTATCTTCTTTTTTTGACACATCCACAATTGTTTCAGTTATTTCATCATCTATTTTTGAACCGAATCCTACAATTGACCCATCCTCTACAATTGACCCATCCTCTACAATTGACCCATCCTCTACAATTGACCCATCGTCTTTTTTGTCAATGGTATTTATTACATTCATTTATTATTAAAATTATATTAATTTGCTATTTATTCCATTTCTAATGGCTGGACCTTATTCTTCTTATTTTGTTCTCTCCGATACATACAATATATAAACATCGGAACAACTATACAGAATATTAAACATATTAAACAACTCACAATAATTATATTACGGATTAAATCACCCATTTTTATCTATTAAAATTTGATTTAATAATAATTCAAATTTTACATTATTATCATGCTGTATCTACAAATTATAAGGAAATATTCCTCGAAACACTCAACGTGGTGCTTTAAACAAGGTTATTATCAATATGATAAATTAAAAAAAACAAACCATTACTCACCTCTTATCTGTAAATTCATTGATGTTCCCGTAGCAAATAAAGAATTTGCCAAGAAATATGGAGCTCATTGGGATAATAATGAAAAAAAATGGATCATTCTAAAGAAATTTAAAATTTGAATATTTAAAATAATAAATAATAAATAATATGAATAATATCACTTGCGAATGTCATCTTTGTGACATTAACAATGAATCAACTGACAAGTATTGCTGTCAAACAAAGGTCAATAAACTTCAAATGACAATGAAACAATATGAAGATATTTGTAAGGATAAACCACCCATTATCACCGTCGATAATACAGAAGCCAACCGTCTTTTCAACATATGGAATGAACACGGATGTAAGTATATAGTAAACGAAAAAACCGGTATAATCAAATTCCTCTAAGATTACTCAAATAAAAAAGAATAAACAATAATAAATAATTCCCCCATAAAGGAACCTTATTCAAAATCTTTAAAATCATCATTAAAATAATATTATATTTTTTGTTTAAATTTGAATTATTGAATAATAAATCCATTCAATAAAAAAAAATGCCCAAATATCCCATCAATGATCAACTAATTGATGTAGAAAATAATGAAGAAATAATTGAAAGAACAGTCATCAGACATAGTGGGGGAGGGTGTTGTAATAACAAAAATGTTTGTATTATGTTAAGTATTTCATTATGTATCGTATTACTAGTAAGTGGTCTCACACTCATTAATATCTATGCCCTTCATATCGAAGATGGTTCTTTGTAATATCGTCCTGTTTAGTAAACATTTATTCACTAAAATAATCACTATCACTATCACTTAAATCATCACCTTCTAATGTAGTTTTCGCATAACACTGATTCGCATAATGTCCAGATCGCCCACATTTAAAACATGTAATAGATTTCTTCTTTTGTGAACTTTTTTTCAATGTCTTTGAATTTGTATACTTCCCCCCTCTAACATTCTCATAACCATGTTTTTCTATATAATGATCTGTATATTCTTGTTCTACATCATCAGAAAAGAATCCAGGGACTTCATCAATAACCTTTGCATTAATTGGTTTAAATTTTTTTGTCACTTTTGCCCCATTTCCAGAAAAATGCTGATCCATCCTGCGTTCAACATTTGTCGTCTTACCCACATATTTTTTACCTCCTGAAAGATTCATCTTATATATAGCTGTTGGAGCATTAATATTCTTTGATTCGGAATATTTCGTAGTGTACATAGGGGCACCTGTCCTTGCATATGCTTCGGAATTTCTAATTTTTTGACCGGATTGTGTGTAATAGGTAGGCATCTTTAATTATATATATAGTTTTAATAGTCCTTAAATAAATTCAATTTTATTCACTAGCAGCGGGCCCCAGGATTGCAGCCACAGCAAAATGTAAGGATCAATGCAACTACAAATCCAATTCCCAGACCTGCGAAGATCTCCATAATAAAATATTTATTTTATTACTTAATCTTCAAATAATAAATCAAATTTGAAATATTGAATGATAAATTCATTCAATAAAAATAAAAAAATGGAAGTAAGTTCTGAGGTTCAACCAGTCCTCCCAACTACACGGGTTTCTTTTTCCGATGTTGTTGTAAGTGAGTCCCCTGATAATAGAAATAGTCTCGATGAAACTAACTCGTATCAAGATTATCAAAAAAAGAAAAGAACCATACAATCAAATCGAGGGAAAAGAATATGTTGTGGTATTAGCATATTCCTTATTATAATTCTTCTATTTATCTTTCTTCTCGCCGTAGCTTCCCGTAATGTTAAAGGTTAATATTACAAACGGAATTGGTTAAGTTTAAACGTACCCTGAATACTTTTCATTTGATTAATAATACCCGAAGCTATACCATGATTACAATTTTGCCGGAGTAAATAGAAAGTATTATTTTTTTTCTTCAAATTATCATAAGTATCCTTAGCATAATCATAGTATATTGTACGATCATTAACACCATGGCAAACCCATACATCTTGTTCAGTTTTAAAATCCGATAATGTCCGTTTAATTACATGTCCTTTGAATCCAATTATACCTCCTATTTTTTTCGGATATGTCAATCCAACATCTAAAGCCATACAACATCCCTGTGACATTCCAACTACAAAAACTTTCATAGGATCATTATGATAATTTATCTCTTTATCTATTAATGAATGAATACGATTACGACTAGTAATTAATTGATCTTCATTTATTTCAGGTTCTTTATCACAATTCGGAGTATAGTAATCATACCACGAATTATATTTATTATTCTTATAAATTGTTATCTTAATTTTTGATGCTGTTGGCTTTATAAATTTTATCTTACATTCGGGATAAATCTCTTTAAACTTATCTTCATAATATTCCATATCTTCACCATCCATCGTAAAACCATGGAGAAGTATAAAAGAATAAGAATATTTCTTCATATTATTAATTACTATATATTATTAATTACTATATATTTATATCAAATATCAAATTTAATTATTAAGATCATTTGAAACGTAATAATATTTAAAATTTGATTTAAATAAAATTTTTTGTTTAATAAAAAATATTAATTATGGAAGGTATAAAACAAAGATCCACGATTGAATATGAATTAAATGAATTACATATAATTCAAAAAGAAGCAAATATATTATCAGAACAAATAGAAGTTAATTCATTAAAAGGTATAAATACTATACATGAAAACCAGAAAACATGTGGGAAAGCTGTTAGAAATATATTCAATAATAAATCTATAATTAATTGTTTAGTTTATGGAATGACACAAACAGGTAAAACAGGATGTATGACAGCACTCATTCAATATTTTATATTATCAAACAATATTCCAATTGATAACATTTACATCATAACCGGTTTATCTGATTCTGAATGGAAGAAAGATACAAAAAATAGAATGCCAGATTCTATTAATTCGAGAGTATTTCATAGAGCTAACCTATCTAAAACATTCATGAAAGATATTCAAGAAAAAAATAATTCTTTGATCATTATGGATGAAATACAAATTGCCTGCGAAGATAATCAAACCATCCATAAAACTTTTAGAGAATGTGGATTTTATGATCTAGACTTTCTATTAAAAAATGATATTAAATTGATTCAATTTTCTGCGACTCCCGACGGAAATATAAATGATATTTCTGATTGGAAACATCATTCAGCAAAAGTTAAACTATCCCGAGGACCAGAACACTATGGACCAAAAGAAGCATTAGAACAGGATAGAGTTAGACAATTTAAAGATCTAACCAATATAGATAATGTTTCAGATCTAAAAAAAGATATAGAGGGTAATTTTCCTAATCCTAGATATCATTTAGTTAGAGTTCCAAATAAGAGAGAAAATAAAGATGGAACAAATAATCAATCTAAAGTTATATCTAATATTAAAAAAATATTTGGCGATAATTATAAATATAATAAAAATTATCTTAAAACAAAAAAAGGAGATATTAATGATATTCTTAAGAAACAACCTGAAATTTCGACATTTATCTTCTATTGTGAAATATTACGTTGTGCTAAAACTCAATTTAAAAAGTTTATTGGTATTTCATATGAAAGATATGTTTCAAATCCAAATGATTCAAGTATTATTCAGGGTTCATTCGGAAGATTAACTGGATATGACGATAATGGTGATAGTATATGTTATACAAATAAATCATCACTAGAGAATTATATTAAATTATGGGAAAATGATATGGAGTTCAAAGAAGGAATTAAATGGAATACAAAGACAACTCAATATAATATGAAAGATGACATTACATATAGTACTGGAACATTTAATAGTGTAAAACATATTGAAGAATTAAAGAGTGGGTGTTCTGAAAAAGTTAAAGAAATTATATTACCACATATAACTAAATCTAACAATTTTAATGAAATATCTAAATTATTTCATAGGGGTGGGAAATATTATAGTAAAAATAAAAGAGGACCAAGAAGAAAGAAATCTGATAATGGATTTCAAAAAGAAACACCAACTTGGATGAGAAACGAAGGGCCAAAAATAATATCAAAAAGTTTATTTGAAGAGAAAGAAAAAAATGGTGAATGGGGATTTTATTCAATTAAAGGAAATAGTTATAGATGTTGGGCATGTTATTCAGATGTAAATGATCCAAATACACTTGAATGGTGGTTAATCTATTATGAAAATTAGGAGTTTTAATTATCATTAAGAACGTAAAGTTATTATAGTTCGTACCGGCATTTGAATAAATACCTGATCCTCAGTTGTATCAAGATCGATATAATCCAAATTTTTAATGAATTGAATAACATTATCTATTGTCCCATTCTTTTCTCTATTTATTTTTTTTACTTCCTCTAAATAACTAACCTTACTCGCCAATTTATCAATATTCAATTCAGTTTGTTCCAATTTCTCTTTAGCTCCTTCTTTATTTAATTGATTTAATTCTCGTACAATATCATTTGCTTTATTCATTTCCCCATCAATAAACATCGGTATTTTAAATCGTGGATGACTCTTCTTAGGATTCAGTAATATCTCTTTTTTAACTCCTTCATAAGCTAATTCTTCTTTAGTCTGGTTTAACTCAATTTCAATTCTTCTCGGAAAAATTGATTGAATAAAATGCATATATTCTTCCAATGAAATAATTTCCCACCCAACCTCTTTTGTAAAAGGTCCCCGTCGAATATATCCCGAATCATTCCAAGGATGTGGTGCCCGGTCATCATTATCAGTAAGGAATATTTGATCTTTATTCCTATAAATATTTAGTCTTTTATTTGTGTAAGTGTAATTTTTAGATTTTTTAAACATAATAAATGGTTGAAGTATTTTTATCATTAGTTTAGTAAATTGAATATCATAAGAAACATCATACTTACTAAGATCAATTATATTCATTAATAATTTACAATAATATTTGTTTTATTTAATATTATTTTAAAATCAAATTTAATAATTATTTCTTATGTTTTTTTAACTTTTTTTCAGGATTCATTAATTCATCATTTAATTTGTTAAGACCTTTTTTATATTCGAATTTGGGTTTCAATTTATAAGGATCCATCAAACCACGCATTTCAAATGATAACATTTATTAGTATATTTACACATTTTTTTTATAAATGATTTAATAAATGTTTAAAATTAAACAAAAGATAAAACAATCGTTTGAATCATTTAAAACTGATGTAGAACCAATTAATTATCATAATGATATGTCAAATAAAGTAAATCGGTTGAATCTAATATTCAATATTATTCTAAATAATTAAAATTTGATTTTTGATTTTTAATAAAATAAAAGATCATTAAAATAATTATGTCCGGCTGTAAAGCAAGGATTTCTATCCGATGGAATGATTTTAAAAAATGTAATTCGCCTGTTCATAAAGATGGGTTTTGCTCACTATGCTTTAATAAAGATGAAAGAGCTTATGTTGGACCACTTAAAAAATCAAATGGAGATTTTCCTTGGGACGCAAGGTGGAAAAGACTCGGCATTTATGGAGAACCCTATGATTTCCCATATCATACAACTAAACGAGACAAATTATGGGTAAAAAATATATATACTCTACACCCCGATATTAAACCAAAAGAAGACTATTACGACGTTGATTATGAACAGAAACAACAAGCCGTTACAGATTGGCTAAATAAACATCCAACCAAAATAAATTATAAAATAAATAATCTAGAAAAAAATTAAAACTAATTATTCTGTATAACATATTCAAAGATTATTATTTTTTAAACTACATCAGTATTATTACAATTACTAGTAAATCCTGAATAAAATCCCATTAAATATACAATTGGATACATCATTATAAGACAAAATGGTAGAAATCTATGTTCACACCAAGCGTTTGTATATCCCCAACAAAAGCAGATTCTTTTTTGTCCACTCACACGCCTTTCATCTTCCATTAGACCATATCTTTGCCCCGTTTCAAGAAATTCCTCATTATCTTCCACCCTTGGCATATTTTATATTATTTTATTATTTTGTTTTCTTTAACATTATTTTCAAATTTGATTTTTTAAGGAATTTAATCAATAAACTAGAAATGGATTTAAAAAACGTGGATCAAAATGATTACTGTCTTACTCTTGAATTACACAAATCAATGTACTTCATTGATATGTTAAAAGATATATATGAATTTACTCTAAAAGGGGATGAGGTAGAGATCTTCAAAAAATTAAAAAGTGGTATTAGTGAACCAATTACAAGGAAGGAACTGATCTATTCCATCCAAGTTGAAATGGCTGAGAAATATAAATATTCTTCTATTAAGGAGAAGAAGATGCACAGTAATCTATCAAAGGAAGAAAAACATTTATGGGCATTTTATATTCATTTTGACACAGTTGATAGTATTCATAAAGCAATTGATAATATTGCTTATCTTGAAAAGTATTTGAATAAAAAAGAAGTATTAGACGAAGAAGAAGGGGATGAAGAAGGGGATGATGAAGAAGAAGGGGGTGAAGAAGGGGATGATGAAGTGTCGCCGGAGGAACTGAAAATGGAGGCCTTAAGGATGTTAAGGAAGCAAACCCAGGGTTGGTGACGCAACCATCCATAATCATCACTAAAATCATTATCGCTGTCAAATGAATAACCCTCTATCTACCCATTATTTTCAAATTTGATAATTATGTATATATTTTTTTATAATAAATGAATGTTTTCTTCCCTTTATTACTGATTGTTGTATTTATCTTTCTAACAGCATATTGTAATAAACATTCGTATTTATTGATAAGGACTAAAAAAACATTAAAAAAGAATGCATAGATATATTGCTGTTTTGATTATGACTCCTATATTAATATATATTCATCCATTTTGGAGAATGTATTTTCAAAATAAAAAAAATCTTAATAACCCATAAGACATAATATCCTGTGTGTTAAATAAATAGTAGAACACAAAAATAAAAATCCTATTGTTTTTCTATTAATCATCCAATATCTTTGAAAGCTAATAATATTCATATTATTTAAATACAAATGATATTATCTTAAATAATATTATAATGGAACCACAACTCATTGATTATTACAATGAAATGCCATCGGGAATTAATGTAATCGATAAGATGAATGAAGAATTAGCTGCTTTACAAAAGAAATATGATTATTTAGAAAAGAAAATAAATAAATTTAAATGCCCCCTCATAATTGTAAATACAAAAGAAGAATATAAAAAACATAATAACATCATATCCAATGACTTTAAAGAAAGAATAAAAAAACATTTATATGATAAAGAAACCGGATTATTTGCCACTATAAGAGAAGAAGGATGTCATTATTTCCCTGAATCTTTATATGAGGATTTTATTGATGGATGGTTAGTGAATCACTATGAAGATAAAATAACATGTAAAGAAAAAATAATCGATGAATTGGATAATATAACAAATAATAAAAATAAAGAATGGTGTAGACTAAGAATAAATATAGCATTTGAAGCCTGCTTAAAAAATAAACCCGCTTTACAATATATTCCCATTGATGAAAATTTAATTATCGATGATTTAATAGATCGTATCTATAATACTGATGAAAACTTACCTGAATTATATTATGATATTTGTGATGATTTTGTAGAAATAGATTACTGTGGTACATTATGTGTCTTAGTTTGCTTTAAATGTAAAAATTGTGGAAAATTAGATTGGGGAAACGCAGATCTATTATGTGATAAATGTAAATAAATATTTTTTTTAGTAAGTATTTAAAAAAATATCGTTAAATTAAATTATAATAAAAATGGTTGCAGTAGGTATTGATCTTGGAACTACTTATAGTTGTGTTGGATGGTGGAAAGATAATCGTTGTGAAATTATTGCTAATGATCAAGGGAATAGAACTACACCCTCATATGTAGGTTTTACTAAATCAGAAAGACTTATTGGAGATGGAGCAAAAAACCAAGCTTCCATGAATCCAGAAAATACAGTTTTCGATGCGAAGCGTCTCATTGGAAGAAAGTTTGATGATTCAACTCTTCAAGCAGATATTAAACAATTTCCCTTTAAAGTTGTAAATGATGGAAATAATAAACCCATTATTGAAGTAAGTTATAAAGACGAAACAAAAAGATATCATCCTGAAGAAGTATCATCTATGGTCCTTGTTAAAATGAAAGAAACTGCCGAAGCTTATATTGGAGAAGATGTAACTGATGCTGTAGTTACTGTTCCAGCATATTTTAATGATTCTCAAAGACAAGCCACCAAGGATGCTGGAGCAATTGCGGGATTAAATGTTTTGAGAATTATTAATGAACCAACTGCCGCGGCAATTGCTTATGGTCTTGATAATAAAGGTGAAGAAAAGAATATCCTTATTTTCGATTTAGGTGGAGGAACTTTTGATGTATCCCTTCTGAGCATTGATGATGGTATTTTTGAAGTAAAGGCTACTGCGGGAGATACACATCTCGGTGGTGAAGATTTTGATAACCTTCTTGTGAAACACTTTTCAACTGAATTTAAAAGAAAACACAAAGCAGATATTACTGATAATAATAGAGCTCTGAGGAGACTGAGGACTGCTTGTGAGAGGGCAAAGAGGACTCTTTCAAGTGGTAATACAGCATCTTTAGAAATTGATTCTCTTTATGATGGAATTGATTTTTTTAGTTCAATTAGTAGAGCTAAGTTTGAATCCCTCTGTTTACCATTATTTAATAAATGTCTAGAGCCGGTTACAAAAGTTATTTCCGATTCTAAAATCAGTAAAAGCAATGTTGATGAAATTGTCCTAGTCGGTGGTTCAACCCGAATTCCTAAAATTCAACAAATGCTATCGGATTATTTCAATGGAAAAGAACTAAGTAAGAGCATTAATCCAGATGAAGCCGTTGCTTATGGTGCTTGTGTTCAAGCAGCTATTCTTGCTGGCACTACTTCTGGTGATGAAAAAGCAGATGAAATTCTACTTCTTGATGTTGCCCCTCTTTCACTTGGTCTTGAAACTGCTGGAGGTGTCATGACAAAAATTATAGAGAGAAATACGACTATTCCTACAAAGAAATCACAAACGTTTTCTACATATCAAGATAACCAACCAGGTGTTTCAATTCAAGTATTTGAAGGAGAAAGACCTTTAACTAAACATAATAATGAATTAGGGACATTTCAATTGGATGGAATTCCACCTGCCCCTCGAGGTGTCCCTCAAATTGAAGTATCTTTTGATGTAGATGCTAATGGAATTATGAATATTGAAGCTGTTGAAAAAGGTTCGGGTAAAACTGAAAAGATCACTATTTCAAATGATAAGGGTCGTTTGACTAGTGATGATATTGATAGAATGGTTTCTGAAGCAGAAAAGTTTAAGGAAGAAGATGATCTTATTAAAGAAACAATTGAATCAAAAAATAAAGTTGAATCATTGATTTATCAAGTGAAAGGAGTTATTGATAAAGATGGAGTTAAAGAAAAACTTTCCGAAGAAGAAATTAGTTCGACTAATGTTGTCATGGAAGAAGCCGAAAAATGGCTTCTAGATGATCATAAAAAAGAAGAATATGAAAGTAAATTAGAAGAATTAAATACTCACTTAGATCCCATTATGGCTAAACTACAACCTGAAGGTGGTATGCCCGATATGAGTGGTATGGGTGGTATGCCCGATATGAGTGGTATGCCCGATATGGGTGGTATGAACATGGGAACTGTCCCTGAAGGGGATCCGGGTGAACCAACCATCGATGAAGTTGATTAATCACCTCCATCCGGACTTAAATCATATGTATAGCTATCAGGTTTATTTTCATATTTAGGATGTTCAAGTGGTCGAGGCATTGAACTTATATCATTAAGATATGTGTCATGTTGACCCAATTGACTAATAATATTATCAACGGAATATTTTGCGACTCTATCATTTAGAGATCTAATTTCTTTTTTTAATGCTTCAACAGTAGTAATACTGGCATCTCCATATTGGAGAAATATTGATCTCATAATAATAATTAAATTATTATTTGATTGTCTATCAATCGTTTTTCCAGTTTCTTTATTTACACGAAAACGTATTAACATTTGAATATTCTCAACATTTCCTTCAGAAAAAAATATTTCACTCATAACAGATTCTTCAAATATATCTTTTACAGAATTCTTACCATAATCTCCAAACATGGATTTTTCTTCAACATTAGCAGTTACATTAGATACAACATTAATATCTGGTACTAAACCATTATTTCCATAACTTTCCATAGTATATTCTATTATATTATTTTATTTCTGTAAATTATTATTTAAATAAATAACAAACATATTCCAATAAAATGAATATTAAAGTTATTGCAGATTATGTTTCCCTTATAGGGACTTGTTGTGGACTATTTTCCAGGGTCCCCCAAGTATATAAAACATATCGTTCACGTTCAGCAAAAGACCTTTCTACAAATACAATGACTATTAATATATTAGCAAATAGCTGTTTCTTATTTTATATGATAGTAAATGAAAATTATTTTATTATGATAAATTGTATTTCCGTCATAACTTTAGAAGGCTCATTAATTATAATGAAACAAAAATTTGGTGAAATGAAAAAATCATCGAGCGGTACAAGTTTAGTAGATATGGTTGATGATTCTGAATTTTAAATATCTATTTAATAATAAATGATAAATACAAAAAATCTAATTAAATATATAATCCTTTTAACAGTTGTAACACTATCTACATACTATATCCCTAATTGTTCTATAATGAATGAACATGCGATATTTATAGGATTATTAGCCGCAACTACCTTCGCAACCTTAGATAGATATATCCCTCATGTCGTACTTGTTGAAAAAAAAGAATTATACTAAATACTTGGAATATACTCCCATTGTAGACTTCCACATATCTTTTCCCATATCTGATCCTGTTGCTGTAATTTTTCACGACTTTTTAATAAAGGAAAATATACAAGTAAATCATCCAATTCTAATAATTCACAAAATTTATGCAATACATAAGAATAAGATAAAAAATTCTTTCGTTCGATTGGACAATGTGTCATAAAAGGTGTTTGTATTTCTTTAAACATCATTCGCAATTGTTCTTCATAATGTCTTGTTAAAATTGGTGCTTTTTGACCATTTAATATATTTATAATATGTGGTATATGTTCATAATATTTATTAAATTTTAATTTTTTTAGAATTTCTCTAACATTTTTATAAGATAAATCCTTAATATTAATAAATTTATTCTTCTTTAATTCATCTAATATACCTTTATAAACTTCTTCAGGTATATCAGTTGTTTCTTTTGCTTGAAATTGAGCCAACCATTCATTAAAATGATTTATTCTCTTATAAGCAAAATAAGATGATTCGCGCGGAGGATCTTTATATGAAACCTTTTCTGAATTAATAATAATTACTTGCGTAAATCCACATTGTTCACAAATAAGTTTACTATCTATATTCTTAAGGATTAATACTCCACTACATACTGGACATTGTTCGATATTTTTATTACTTGATGTATTTAATATTGTATCGTCTATTATAGACATATATTCATTCACTATATCATTATTTTGTTCCGGTTCTTCCTTCTTTTTATTCATAAAATCTAATACAGTAATTTCTTTATTTTCTTTAACTACTTCATTCTTTTGATCATAATACTCATTTAATAATAATGATGTATCAAGATAATAATCTACTTCATTTTTAGGATCATATTTTAAATTATTTAATTCCAACTCATGTATCTTATGCAATTTACTTTCATCTGGAGACTTACGATAGTCTTCTTTTAGTTGACTAATTTCATTTAAAGTTTTGGCATATTTACCTTTATTATCTTTAAATTCATTTATCTTATTAGTATGGATAGCATCTATAGTTACTCGGGTGTCCGCAACTATCTTTTTTAATGGTTTATCTTTAAAAGACATTAATGTTTGTTTGTTATTATCAATATTTTCTTTAAGTATTTATCATTTATAAGTGTTAGAACATAATATAAAGATTAGAATAAATAATATATTATAATAAATGAAAAGTGAAAGACTATCGTGGGATAACTATTTTTCTAAAATAGTAAATGTTACTTCTGAAAGATCCCCGTGCGAAAGACTTCAAGTTGGATGTCTTCTTGTAAAAGATAATAGAATTATTTCACAAGGTTATAATGGTTTCTTACCGGGATGTCCCCATATATCAATAGTTAGAGATAATCACGAACAGGCAACCCTTCACGCAGAACAAAATGCGTTAATTGATTGTGCGAAAAGGGGTGTTACTTGTAAAGGGTCCTCTGTTTATGTAACACATTATCCATGTATTATCTGTTGTCGCTTATTATTAGCTGCGGGAGTTAAAGATATTAAATATTTAAATGATTACAAAAATGATGATTTAGTAAATCATTTCTGCAAAGAATGCAATGTTCCCATTACCAAATTAATTGAATATAAAGATGATAAGAAAGAATATCCAAAATATTATGAAAATTATAAATTTAATTATGTTCCATTTCTATGCGCATCATTAGGGTTTTTAGCCATCTTAATATCTAAGTTTTATAATAATCAATCTAATTCATGTGACGTAATGTTTGAAAGTCAACAATCAGATTATTATGAATTTAGAAGATAAAATTAATTAAAGAAAATATTATATATATTAAATAAATGGTTGATTTTGATTATTATAAAAATTATAAAGGTCCTCATCTTGTATTAGCTCAAATATGGATAAATGAAGACAAAAAAGAAGATATTACAGATTATATTAAAACTTTTTATGGAGATGAAAATAATTGGAAAGGTAAATTATATACTTATAAAGAAATATTTCCCGATAAAGACAGTAAATATAAATTTTATGTCGAATTCTTATCTAATAATGGAAGGAAACATTGGTTCCATGGATTTGTTGGTGAACAAAATCAATTTTTTAATCCTCCATTACACACCCCAATGAATCAACAAGAATAAAAATAAACTACTATATTATTATATGGAAAATACAATTCTTAAACTTGGTCTTTTTATTGCGACTCTTTTTACTATTGATTATCTAATGACAAATAATCAAAAAACTTATATCTCACATTCAAAAATTAATGGTAACGGTCTCTTCGCATCAAAAGATTTTAAAAAAGGTGATATACTTATTGACGATCTATTTAAAAATAAACCTAAAAATGAAAAATTATATGATCCAATATCATATGATAAATTTCAAAAATATATTAATGTCGAAGGAAGATATATTAATCATTGTAATAAACAAATTAATTCAAAAGTAGTCTCAAAAGATAATAAATTATACAAATTAATCGCTACAAAAAATATTCAAAAAGATGATGAAATAACAGCAAACTATAATAAAATAAATAAAAATTTCCCATTCATAGCTAAAGCAGAAAAGGATTATCTGAAATGTTAAATTTGATTTTTATAATTATATCTTTTTTAAATAAAATATTTATTATGTCTTCTATTGAAGAAAAAAATGTTAAACTCATTTACAATAAAATAGCAAATGAATTTGATAATACTAGATATAGACCCTGGACATGTGTAGAATCATTCTTAGACCCTATTGACCCCAACTCTTCCATAGGTGATATTGGCTGTGGAAATGGTAAAAATATGCTCTATAGAAAAGACTGTAATAACTACGGATGTGATTTTAGTGAAAATCTAGTAAATATTTGCCTTAAAAAAAATCTTAATGTTGTCGTTGGAGATGTACTTAATATACCTTTCCAAAATAATCAATTTGATAATACAATATGTATTGCTGTTATCCATCATCTTTCAACAATTGAAAAAAGAAAAAAAGCAATTCAAGAACTAATCAGAATAACAAAACCAAATGGAAGAATTCTAATTCTTGTCTGGGCTTTTGAACAAGAAAAAGACTCAAGGAGAAAATTTACAAAACAAGATAATATGGTTGATTGGAAAGATAAAAAAGGAAACCTCCTAGGTAAACGATACTACTATGTTTTCAAAGAAAATGAATTAGAATCATTAATAAATAGTAGTAATGTAACCATCGAAAAATCATTCTACGAAAAGAGTAACTGGGGTTTAATACTTAAAAAAGAAATATAACCTATATTTTAAAATGTGTGGTATTTTTGCGAATATTTCAAATGTTTCAGGAAATCCAGAAGATCTAAAAAGACTTGGCGATAAATGTAATCATAGAGGACCAGATTCAACAAAAGAATTATATATTCATAATAATAATTATCATATATATTTTTTGTTTCATCGTTTAGCAATTAACGGTCTTAACCCCGAAAGTGATCAACCCCTAAATATAAAACAATTTCCACAATATACCCTCATTTGTAATGGAGAAATTTATAACTATAAAGAATTAGCACATGAAAATAACTATAACCTTGAAACTGATAGTGACTGTGAAATAATTCTTCACCTCTATTCAAACAATACTGTTAATTCTTTTATTAATAAATTAGATGGTGTCTTCTCATTCATATTACTCGACTCTATTAAAAATGAAATTATAATTGGTCATGATCCATTCGGAATAAGACCGTTGTATTACTGTTTTTCCCCAGATTATACAAATGTATCATTCGCATCAGAAATGAAATGTTTAACAGAAAATAATAATAATGTTCAATTTTATCCTCCAGGATCATACTCTATCTTTAATCTTAATCATTTTGACTTTAAAACATACTCCTTCTATAACTTTATTTATGAACCAATTCAATTATCTGAAGACATTATTATACAAAATATTAAAGATAAATTAATTCAAGCTGTCAAAAAAAGATTAATAACTGACAGACCGTTCGGTTGTCTTCTATCTGGAGGATTAGATAGCAGCATAATTACTTCGGTCGTTTGTAATTTAGTCGGGGCAAATAATGTTCGAACATTCTCTATTGGTTTAAATGGATCTCCAGATCTAATAGCAGCTAAAAAAGTCGCCGACTATCTAGGGACAAACCATACATCAGTAATAGTATCTGAAAAAGAAATGTTAGAAACAATTGATTCAACTATCTATCAAATTGAATCAAAAGATATTACAACCATTCGAGCCTCAGTTCCAATGTTCCTTTTATCAAAATATATAAGAGATAATACAGATATTAAAGTAATCCTTAGCGGAGAAGGTAGTGATGAAGCTTCTGGTTCATATTTATACTTTCATAATGCCCCCTCTCCAAATGAATTTCAAGAAGAATGTTTAAGACTTCTAAAAGATGTTAGGATGTTTGATGTTCTAAGGAGTGATAAAACAACAGCAGGAGCAGGTTTAGAAATAAGAGTCCCCTTTTTTGATAAAGAATTTATGGATTTCTATATGGGAATAAATCCAGAAAAAAAAGTAGTCCGAAATGGTTTCGAAAAATATCTTCTAAGGAAAGCATTTGAAGAATACTTGCCAGAAGAAATTACTTGGAGAAGAAAAGATGGATTCTCTGATGGTGTTTCGTGTAATGAAAAACCATGGTATCAAATTATTAATGAATATGCCACCAATAATTTTCAATTAAATGAAGAAAAGTTATATCTAAAAATATTTAATAAATATTATCCCAATTATGAAAATATTATCCCCTACAACTGGATGCCAAAATGGAGTGAACAAAATAATCCATCAGGAAGATTAATCATCGATTAAATCGATCACACCTTTGAACATTTGTCTGATGTAATAATTTTATTGCTCCAGCTTTTATATCTCTCTTAGGATTCCGTTTTTGAGTATTTATCATTGTATCCCAGACCTGCATATAATTCTTATTTTTAAAATTAAGACCTCTCCTTTGTAGTTCAGATAAGTATTCATGATGAATACCATATACTATATCAAAACAATCATCATTATTAGAATGATCCATAAGTATTTTTGAATATTTTAAAGAAATTTTCCAAGCATCTATAATATTCTGTTTCTTATTTGTTTCATAAGCATTATTACTTATTCTATATACACTTTTAGTCATTTTATTTCTATTTAAAATTTTATTCTTAAATAATATCTATTAAATGATATTATTATATCTTATAACCCCCCTTTTAGGTTCATTCAGAAATTATATTAAATATAAAAAATTAAAATTCCTACTATTCATTAGAACACCGATTACATACTTTTTTATTAATCTTTTCTTCAAATGTAATAATACATGGCAGACATTAATCTATGAAAGATGGTTTTTTTTTATTTATAAAACCATCTTATCAATTTATAATAATGATTATATCACAAAAAAAGAAAAATATATCAAAAAATATGGATTAAAATATAATTAATATATCTATTATAGTATAATGCCTGGAAAACGTTCAAAAGGTAATTTTACCCGTCATCGCAAACGTAGTAAAGGTAAAGGTAGAGGTAGAGGTAGAGGTAGAGGTAGAGGTAGAGGAAGAAAATCCCCTAGAAGAGGAAAAACTAAAGTAGTTACTGAAATCCCCATTCCATTAGAAGGTGAACAATTGGTTAAAGCAACCGAAGAAGATAGATTAAAATATTGGAATCAAAGAGAAAAAGACTTTGTAACCAGGACTGGAAAACCCAGTAATTTATATACTAATAAATTTAATCGTAATATGGCAATACACGACTCACAAAAACCCCATATTCAACAAGAAACCCGTACCAGGTTATATGATGAAGATAGAGAAAGATACCATAGAGATTTAGAACCTCACTTTGAAAGAATGGAAAGACCAGATATGACAAGTGTTTATACACCACAAACAAAAGCCATTAGAGAAGGGACTGCCCACTATGGTTTTCAATATGATGAAGATGATGCCGATCCAATTTTAGCCCAATTTGATACCGGTAAAAAAGAAGACTGTAAAGGGTTATTTGGTTGGTGTAATAAAGATAAACAATCAAGAGATTACTGCCACCAACCGGAATTAAAAAAGAAATACCTTGATCCGTGCTACACAGAAAAAAGAATTGATCAAGAAATAAATGGTATAATATCTCAAAATTATGATGATATTGTAAGTCAATACAAACAAATCTTAGAAATGCCAATATATGACTACCTCTTTGGTTATTTATCCTACTCTTCAAAAGAAATACCACAAGAAAGAAAAGAAGGATACATCTATCAACAATTACCAACAAAAGTACTAAATCTAGAAATTGATGAAAGTGATAAACATTCCTTCACTTATGCTGAAAATGTAGATGTTCCGTTTGAAATTGTTGTACAAATACTAGGCGGTCACACTGGTTTTAGAGATATGGTCCTTAGAGAAGTAAATGGAGATTTTAATAGACCAAGTCCCCTAACGAATGAAGGTAGAGAACAACTTGTAAGGATTATAATGAAAGAATATACACCATTAGAAGAATTTAAAAAAGTCATAACAAAACCAACAGATGGTTCAGAAGATATATCTGTATGTGCTAGAAAAGTTATTGATGAACATTATAATACAATGATGTATGCACTAGATCAAGATCATCTTCCGGATAATATAAAAGGTGTTCTCAGATCCCGTCTTAATCATATTAATAAATTCAAACAAGGTTCTCTTAATTGGGCAATCACTACTATGAAAGATATTAATCTATTAGCTAGACCCGCAAGACCAGAAATGTACTCTTCAGGTTATCCAAGGGGGCATAGAGATAACTGGGAAAATGAAATAAATCATAATGATCCTTCTCTTGAAAGCGAAAAATCACCTGAACAAATGCTTAAAAATAAATTATTTAATAGTTTATTTATAAGTGATAATAAATCAGGTGATATTCTTAGAGGAAATCAATTTTCAGGTGGAGATTTTATTCCTAGAGTATCTTCAATTATTCAATGGTTTAAAGACCCGAATACACCAGGTAAAGAAAAATTAGAAAGCATGAAAAATGATTTCCTAAAAAATATGGATGTTCAAAGATTATTCTCACGATCTACGGGTCTAGAAGCATTTGAAGAATTCTTAAAACTACTTAATTTAGGTAATGAAACCACAACTAGAATTAACACACAACTAGAAGATATGGTTAATACATTTATAGACCGCGATCTAGTTAAAAATAATGATCTATCTAATAGTCTTTTAACCAATACAAGAATAAAAGATCTAATTAATGTATATGATAATAATGGACAATCAGGTGGAGGTGGTTTAAGGGATAAAAAAAAGACAAAAAATAAAAGAAGAAGGGGTAGAGGTAGAGGTAGAGGTAGAGGTAGAGGTAGAGGTAGGAGTAATCCGGTAAGTTCCCATGAACCGTCCATAGAAGATCTCTCAACATTAGTAGCTCAAACACTCAATATGACCCCAGTAATAACAAAAGAACCAACAAGAGAAGAAATAAGGGCCAAAACTCTTGGTGCGGTTGAAAGAAGAATAGAAGATAGAATGAACTCAATACCAGGATACTATGGTCATAGTAAAGAATTTGGTTCAATTAGTAGTCTGTCTGGAATGCCAAAAGAAGTTGAAGATCAAATCATACAAAACATAATTAATGGACGGTCTCCACAAGAAATTAATTATAAAGATTGTATTGATCTTTGGAATGCTATGGAAGGGGCATTTCCAACACATCTACTAGAAAAAAAATCACCACTATATCAAGCTTATAAAAATGCTTGCCTTGAAATGCAAAGCACATATAAAAAAATGTATAAATTAAAAGAATATCCCCAAGTAAATAGAGTATCATTCGGAGAAAGTAATATATTAAATGATCTCGATACTGAAGTAACAATTGACCCCATTACAAGAGAAATAATTATAGATACTCTACTTGAAGTAATCGGAATAGACGGAATATTACAGAATACTCCAAACCAATTGACACTCTATTTAGAAAATAAAAATTATAAAGATTGTGATTATTCGCACTCTTTACAATGTAATCCTTCTGGATTAGTACATAGACATTATCCAGCATCTCTTAATGATGTTGTAAATGTTCTTGTATATTCAAATTCAAGAAGAAAAATATTTAATGGTTCTAGATTGGTAGATGTAGTTCTTGAAGGCAAAGTCACACATCGAAATATTCTCAAAGACTTTTTTGATAAACTAGGAGAAAAAATAAAAACATCATCAATCAACGGATATTATGATCATGTATTTGAAGGTTTATCAACTAGCGGGGGATTTTCTATTAAAGAAATAGAAAATATTAAAAAAATAATTATCGATATATTTGAAAATATTCAAAGAACAAACTTAACATAAATTATAATTCCTTCTGAAAAAGTATCGCAAGCTGATTTTCATGTAGAACCCCCAAATAAAACCCAGAATCCAATGCCCCTTTATAAATCTTATCTTTTTTATCATTCCTCCGCTTATTTCCAAATAGTCCTTCATATGACCGCAAAGATAATTTTGTATTTATTGCTATAATCTTATTTACAAAATACTCAACATCTTTTTCAGAATCATTAAAAGTATCATTATACTGTAACATATTATAAATAGTCTTTTGATCGATTCTATGCATATTTGCCCGACCACTTGGATTATTTGTTATTTCCTTAGGAAAACGATCTCTCAACCTCTCAGTTATCTTCTGAAGCTTAATTTGAGGTAATTCTTCGGATTCAACATTCTTACTATTATTTGTTGCCTTAAATATCTCATTTGCTTTTTCACTTTCAAATGAGTCTACGGGATGAACATTTACTATAATTTCCATATTAAATTTCTCATCGTTTTCCATAATCTCCTTCATCGCCATTACCCGATGTTGCCCATTCACAATACAATATTCATCCCCACATTCAATAGCATCGATATTACCCTCTAAATAACCATTCTCCAATATAATCTTCTTTAACTCTTTAACATGTGCCTCGTCCAATTTACGATTATATTGCCACGCCTTAGTATTAGGAATAAAATTACGACTATTTGTCACATACAACCTGGTTTTATCATTCCTTTCATAAATCAACTTTCCAAGGAATATATGTTCTTCTTCCTCATACATACTTAATTTTGTCCTTAAAAATTTATTTTCATTATATAATCTATCATTTTCTTCGTTTTTGATTCTAATATAATCATCCATAATATCGTCAGATGTCATACTTATTTTTATTTTAATTTTTATTTTTTAATTTAATTTTCAAATTTAAGGTATTGGTGGTGGTTTTTCCTCAACATTAATAACATTTCGCCTCTTACTACACCTACATCTACAACAACGACAACACTCAGTACACCCCAAACATCTCATTATAACTATAGAACCAAAACATAATAAACTAGCGATAATTATTAAAAATAATAACTTTTTAAGATCTCCAGGATCACTAAAATCCATAGTATTCGTTTTTAATATTATTAATATTACATTTATCAAATTTGAAATTTTAATATTTAAACATATAATAAAAAAAGTATATAGTAATAATGGAACCTGAACCCGAACCTGAATCACAAGAAAGAATATTTGTTCCACCAGACTTCTACTGTCCAATTTCAGGGGATTTAATTCAAGACCCTGTTTCAGAACCATCTGGACACACTTATGAAAGATCAGAAATCCTAAAATGGTTGGAAATTTCTAAAACTTCTCCTATAACTAAAGTATATTTAGATATTTCACACTTAAACGATAATATTGCTATGAAAAGGAGTATCGAATCAATTAAAGATAAATTACAAGAAGATCAACTCAAAAGGGATTCTCAAGTTTCTCAAGAAGGGTTAAGTGTTTTTAAAGATAATACATCTCTAATTTCAATGAATCAATACTATAATGATGATCTATTATTTCTTAAAATTAATGTCCCAAATGTAGAAGTTAGACCCCCAATTGATCTCGTTCTATGTATTGATGTTTCATATTCTATGTTTGATGAAGCAACCCTTAAAGGTGACAAAAATGAAAAAATTAGTCACGGTATGTCAGTTCTATCTTTAACAGTTACGGCGGCTAAAACAATTCTAAATTGTCTGAATGATAATGATAATATATCAATCGTAACATATAGCTCCGAAGCAAGGACTCTTGTTAAACATATTTCGTGTTCTCCAGAAAATAAAGTAGTTATTAACATGGAACTAGATAGTCTAAAACCTATCTCAAATACTAATATGTGGTCGGGTATGATAGAATCCCTTGATATTCTTAGATCATGTTCCGTTCCTACAAAAAATAAAGGAATCATACTACTCACAGATGGTATTCCCAATGTTGAACCTCCTCGTGGTCATGAAGCCATGCTTGAAAGATATTTTACAGAACATAATTTTAAATGTATGTTTTCCTGTTACGGTTTTGGTTATAACCTTAACTCAGAACTACTACTAAATATATCGGATATATCTAGTGGAGATGGTTATTCATTCATCCCTGATGCTTCTATCCTAGGAAGTGTATTCATACATGGTATTTCAAATATACTAACTACAGCAGTTTATAACCCAATTCTAAAGATTCAATTATCTAAAAATGTTACATTTCAAGATGGAAAAGACTCTATTGAAATACCTATTGATTCTCTAAAATATGGTAGATCAAAAAACATTCAGTTTAATATTGATACAAAGAAATGTTCTGATCGTTCACTGGAATACCTTAAAGATTTTGCCGAAGTTACTCTTGTGTTCCCCGATGGAAGGGAAATTAAAGAAAATACTAATTCTCTACCCGTAAGGGATTACTATATTGAACAAAAATATAGAATTAAGATAATTGATACTATAAATGATTGTATTACTCTTAAGAAATTCAATGATGATACATATAAAACACAATTAGTAGATTTAATCAGAGAAATTAAAGCAACAGGAGTAAAAACAAATTATATTAATAACTTTCTCTTTGATCTTCAAGGTCAAGTTAAAGAAGCCTTGAATATGACATCTAACGGTCAACGTGAAGATTGGTTTTCAAGATGGGGGATACATTATTTAAGATCACTCCAAGAAGCTTACCGGAAAGAAATATGTAATAATTTTAAGGATAAAGGTGTCTCTAATTTTAGAGGAGAAATTTTTGAAAAAATCCTTGATCAAGTTACAGAAATATTTGAAAAGATCCCTCCCCCTAAACCAGATATTAAGAAACCAACATATACAAGTAGAGGAGGGGGTCATGGTGGAGGCAGGGGAACATTGACACCCCTGAAGTCAATGGCATCATATAATACCCAAAGTGGTGGTTGTTGTTCGGGAGACTCAAAAGTATATATGGGTGATAGATCATATGTTAAAGCAGAAGATATAAAAAAAGGTGATAGAGTTATTTCATATGAATTTGATGATAATAATTTCATAATGGGTATTGATGAAATAGAATGTGTTATAAAAACGAATTCTGATTTAATTCATATGAACCTTGTTAAAATAAATGATCTCACTATTACCCCATATCATCCAATCGTCCATACACATAAAAGAGAATGGATATTCCCATCATCCATAAAAGCACCCGAATTAATCCATTGTAAGTCTCTTTATACATTTGTAACCAAAGAAAGAAAATCTATCATTATTGAAGATTTTGCTTTTGCTACATTGGGTCATAATTTACAAGGAAATGTAATTGGTCATGATTATCTTGGAACAGATCAAGTCATCAATGATCTAAAAAAATTCACAGAATACGAATCAGGTCTAATTAATCTAACTCATAATATGTTTAAACGTAATAGTGTTGGAAATATAGCTGAAATCTCATTTCCTTAGATATATCGCATTGGGTTCAGTTTCTTCAAACCAATTACCTGAAACATAATTATGAATACTCCTAATATCCATTTTTTTATTAGCTGACCCACTAAGACTAATAATACCACTAGTATGGTCATACATCATCATAACACGTTTTTCATTATTGAAACTATAATCAGTGAAAGGAAATAGAAGATCTTCATATTCATACGTCGTTACTCTAACACCTGGAAATTGATTTTTCATATGGTCAACCTTATTCTTTGTCACGCGTTCTGATATAAGGATTATATCCAGATTTTTTACTTCTTTACTAGATTTACTTTTCACTTCATTAATAAATTTCTCAACTTCAGAAAAGGAAACAAGTCCACATTTAGTATCTCCAGGGAAAGACATCCTGGAAAGGGAACATATATGTACATACGGATAGTCGTCCCCCTTTATAACTATAATTACATTACCATCTGAAAATGGTATTGATATGTTCTCCTCACGACTCATTCTGGATGCTGTAATTTGTTTGTCCTTCATATTTAGTTACTTCATATAAAAAAAATAGTGTTCAAATTTTAAAAATCAATTATCTTGTTTGAAGATACCGAGTAAGTGTTTATTAATATCCTTACCGGCAAAATGCCATGGGCGGGATTCGAACCCGCGATGTTTTTTTAACTTAGCACCCCGTAACAATCAGACTCTAGGTAAGTCTCTTCCCTATGAGACCTTTTCTTAAACCTAAAGCACGTCCCACGACGCTCCTCCTGCAGCAAATGATATCATATGTTGATCAGTCATCTTCAACCATAGATTCAGAGGTATCTTGCTACGGAATGATCAGACCAAGGGCACGCTTTAACCACGCACACCTCCCCTTAGACCACTCGGGCACCATAGCGCTTTGTATCTTTCAAATACTTTCAAATTTTGAATCAGTGCCTTATCAAGACAAGGATTTGAGTCGTCTACTTATAATGATATTGACCGTGAAGAAGGTGAAAAGACCTATACTGACCAAACTTAGATCACATGATTTAATCTCTTTTCTATCTTCTATTTTATCTTCTATTTTATCTTCTATTTTATAAACATTACTTTCAGCTGACATATGCCCATAACCATAATCTCCACATAATTGAGGACAACCGTAATGCTCCCTCAACTGATTTACTACAGAAGCTTGAGGAAGGACATCATATCCTTTACCATTAAAACCACGGACTATCCAACCGGTTGTAAAACGACTCACCATACGACAGGATGTAGACAATGTTTCAAACATTAAAAGTTGTCTCTTCTCCCTTTCAAATGCCTTCACCCACCATTCTCCTCGAAGTTCTGGTGTTTTTGTTTCTTGAATGTAATCCATCACCGGAGTGTATCTTATTATTTTGTCTTCCCACTGAGACCATGGATTGAATGCATTCTTAGACTTGTAGAAGAAATTAAGGAAAGAATCTGAATTACGACACAGTTTAGGTTTTGCTGAATAAGGATTACCTTTGTGGTGACAGTTTGATTGAATGAAAATGAGGTATGTAAGGAACTCAAACCATATTATTTCACCCCATTCTCCATTCAAATACTCATGTATCTTAACAAGAATATCACGATAAAGTATTCGCGATTTATCCCTATAAGTTCCAGCATGAATACTGTAGATTGGATAACTGTATTCTCCATTAATATATTTTTGAACATACTTAGCAACTGATTTTATTCCAAGGTTTCTTTCACCAGGACTAAGAATCCAGTTTGTTTCGCTAATCATCATCTTAATAATATCAAAGATATTGATTTCTTCCTCTTTATAAATATCGACAATAGACTTAATGAGGGCATCATGGAATTCAGGTGTCATGATATTTTATCTTTAAAGAAAAATAAAAAATATGTTTCAAATTTATACCATACATTATCTAAATTTATTCATTTCATTCTTTATTCCTTAGCTCGTATTCGCGCTGTATCGCCTCAATACCCGTCAGATGAGATGTATCTAGTATTACCCCCGCACCACGGTTGATGATTTGGTATTTTCCCTCCGTAGAAATAGACTTCACAGCTTTCTTTAGCATAGAACCAAGTTTAGTGTAGTAATCACTTACTTCATTATCAATCATCCAGAATTCATTGTTAAATGGAAGATTCTTCTCGAAATAGTTTACGATAATTTGACTAAAATAAGAACGAATGGTATGTGTTCCATCGCGCTTCTCGGTTTTCATCCAACGCATATCGCCATCATTACCATTAAATCGTTTTACTTGAACATTACCGTTGAACATCAGCGGCTTAATGATCTTCCGCCGTGTTGCGGACCATTCTTGACATGATCGTTTGCCCCTTCTTTTAGGCATGTACTTCCATTGTTCTACTACGTCCATATCAAATACTTCTTCATTTGCTTTCTTATAAATCTCAGCTAGTTTTCTTTCGATTTCAACCCCGCATTCATACTTATGATATCGCCATGTCCTTTGAATCTGTGTTGCCGCCATTTTCTTACCAAGAGTAATGATCTCAGGGCAAATCTCTTGAATAAGGAGATGATCTCCACGGGGTTTTGTTTTTTCAACATACTTCTTTGCTTCTTCGAAACTTAGTTCACCACACTCAATCCACTCTTTTCCACCATAAGTGAATATAGGACTCGGAGAATACTTTTCATTTGACGTATCCCGCCATATGTTCTTTTGAAAAGACATCCCGTCATTCATAGGATACTTGACACCATTGATAATCTGCCAGTTGGCGGGCATTTTTCGTTATAGACCTTTGTGTTGCTGTTTCTTTTGCTTTTGCTTTTGCTATCATAGCAACAACAACACTTCAAATTTTGATGTAGTGGACAAGATAAAAAAAAAAGTCCACCTCCTTTTCTTTTTTTTTGTCTTTTGTCTTTTGTTTTTATCCATCATCCACCATCTTTACCAGTCACCGTTCCACGGATCCTCATCATCGCCAAGTTCGGTTTCCCGACCCCCTCCTGAAGGTCGTCGGATATCATCCACAACCTCCTTGACAAGTTCAGACACAATGTCCCAACTCTTGTCACGATCACCCGTGTAGATAGAGACGGTGATGAGAACCTTCTCATCTGACTCGATACAGGTTTCGTTGCCGAGGAGTCCGAACCGGAGGTTCTTCATGGATATCTTTTCGTCCTCCTTAATCTGGACAAACACCCGGTCCTCTGTCAGGTTTGGATCCTGATCGTTGATCTTGTCCTTGAGCTTCTGAATATTGTTACCACCCCTTCCGATGAACTTCGCAATCTTGAAATGCTCCAGGTTGGTCTTGAAGACGAATCGGGTCTGACCCGCAAACTTCTTCATCTTAAGACAGTGT